ACATCTGGTCCATATAAAGGTGCAATGGTAGCTTTACCTAATAATAGAGTTAGAGTTACAAGTCCTGCAATGTGGTCGGCAGGTGAAGGTGCTCCAGATTTTGCACCCTCTCAATATAAACATACTGCTGAATCTCATGATGATTATATGGACGTAAATAAAACTTTTGATAATTTATATAATAAGGATAAGTAAATGCATTATACTGCAAAATTAAACAAAGTAATAAAAGGTTTGAAGAAAGCAACTAAGTTACATGCTCAACAAGCCAAAATACTTGAAGGTATTGAAAAAGACCAAAGAGTTAGATATAAAAATAAAAAATAGATACTTGTATGTTACTATAACCTATAGTATTATTATAACATTAAACTTTGCGTAATCGTTTGGTTCGCATCAACGGAGATAAAATGGAAGTAGAACAAAAAGAAGAATGGAGTGATATTGACACTTCACAATCTGAAACTAAAGAAGAAGACAAAGTAGACTTTGAGGTTGAAAACTCTTCAAAACCTGAAAAGGAAGAAAAGGTTGAAGCTGTAGTTGAAGAAAAACCTGTAGCTGAAACTAAAAATGAAACGAAGGAAGATACTCAACCAGAGGAACAACCTGATGAAGCTAAAGACATTGAGTCTGAAAGAGCACAAAAAAGAATACGTCAGTTAGTTCGTCAAAGAAAAGAAAAGGAAGAAGAAGTTGCCAGACTT